AATGGAACTTCCACAGTTGTTGACTTACAAGGAAACAGCAACGGAAGTCTATTAAATAGCCCTGGATTTTCTTCCAATGGATATATTAACTTCGATGGTACCAATGATTATTTAATGACAAATACATCATTAAATCCCGATTTATCACCAGCAAATACATCTAGTATTATATCATATTTTATTTGGATATACCCTCAGGATAATGGTGTTATTATAACAGAGCAAGGATCGGCAACACTTAATACATCTTGGCACGATGCACAAATAGAAATGGTATCGGGATCATTAAAATTTGGTCTATGGACAGGAACAGGTGTAACTTCATTGACATCGTCAATTAGCACACCTATAAATGAATGGTACTACGTAGGATTAACATACGATGGTACAACATTAAGGGCATATGTTAATGCTCAATTAGCAGGATCTCTTAATTTAACAAGATCAGCCCCATACAGCGGAAGTGCAGGTCTACATTACGGAATTGCAGCTGCTGATTTTACCAACATGGGTGATGGGTCTTATGCAAAAGTTAAAGTTGGGGATTTCCACGTATATAATAGGGTTCTTAGTCAACAACAAATACTTAATAATTATAATGCTACTAAGTCAAATTACATATATGCAGATAATATGCTAATTTGGATAGATGCTAATGATCCACAAAGTTTTGTTTCGGGCACATCAGTAAGTGATATGAGCGGTAACAATTATACACATACTTTAACTAGTGGAGCTGCATTCACCAATCTTTATGGAGTTAAATCTTTTGATTGTACTACAGTAAATAAAAGAATTGTAGTTGATGGTACAGGTCCGACATTACCTACAACCGGATATACATATGTTGTTTGGGCTAGAATTCTTAGTAGTAATTCATCATTCAGAACACTTCTCTATACAAACTCCCCTAAATACACACCAATTACTATTCCTGATGGATCAAATATATTAGGATATTGGGACACTGCTTTCAGAAGCTCCGGATATGACCTTTCATCTTTAGGAGACACTTGGGTTCAATATTCAGTTGTTGGTGATAATTCATCTCAAACATTCTATATAAATGACTCACAGGTAGGAAGCTCAATTTCTTATGGATCTGGTGGAACTACACATTGGGGGTTAGGTAATAATGATTTAGCTGGTCAGCCTTTTGGTTATGTTGGAAATATGATGCTATATAATACTAAATTAACATCTGCACAGATTAAACAAAACTATGATGCTTTAAAGCATGTTTATACGAATTCCAATTTCATTACTAGTAATTTAAGGCTATATTTTAATCCAGACAATCTAACAAGCTATCCCGGATCTGGTACAACAGTTAACGATTTATCAGGGAATTCGTTAAATGGTACAATGTCAAATGTAACGTTTAATTACCCTAGTTTTACATATAATGGTACGAATTCACAGGTTTCTATTTCAGATAATGCTCTATTAGAACCTGGTTCAGGAGATTGGACTATAGAAGTATGGGTTAATCAGACAGGATCAACAGGTAGTCAGGTAATTTTGGGTAAGTTTGATCCAGGTGGAGCATCACGAGATGTATGCTACGCAGTACGCGTTCTTAATGGTTCTGTACGTGCTGATTTCGGTGACGGATCAACTGCTACTAATACTTCTAGCTATGCACTAAATTTAGGATCTTGGTATCAATTAACATATGTTTTTAATAATGTTGCAAATAACAATATTATTACCTATGTTAACGGGGTTGAACAGTCAACTACTACGCATAGTTTTTCTTCAATATTAAACACAACAGCAAATCTTTATTTGGGTAGTTATAATAATGGAGAATATTCACAATATTTCAACGGAAAAATAGGAATAGCAAGAATATATGGATCCGCATTGAGTTCTGACAACGTATTAACTAATTTTAATGCAAATAGAGAACTGTATGGATTATAAAAGAAATCTAAAAAAGAATAGATATATACTAAAAAAGCAATTTAAAAATGGAAAACAATATTAATCCAGAGATCAACAGATTAAACATGGAGACTTCTAAGAAAGCCGCTGATTCTTTAAGAGAGTGGGCAGGATTAGGAGCTCAAAAAGCACCTGTTGCTTCTACTTTCCTTACAGGAGCTACTGCTCAAATGCTTAATGAATCTCAGATGCCAGATATTTCTGCTAAATCTAAATCAAGAACTGAATTTACTTTTGGACTTATCAATACTGTTGCAGCTTTGAAGAATTCATCTTTGAATGAACTTCCTGCAGGTAAGATGTTCTTAAATAAATACGATCATTTATTAGTAGGTAAAGGTATATCTGAAGCTTTCGTTTTTGAGGATTTCCTTAACGATCTTAGATCTTTTTCTTGGGAAACTTCAGTTACTCCAGTTTTAGAAAACTTAACTAATACATACGATTCTAGAAGAAGAGAAATCGAAGTTCTTAAAACTTACGAGACAATGAAAAATGCTCCTGGTAGAGAACTTTTCTCTGATGCTACCGATCAAATGAAAAATTGGTTAGTTTCTGAAAACAGAACAACAGATTCTCTTATTCATGGAATCAAAAGATTTGGATTTAACCCGATGGTTAGAAATCTTGTTAGTTTCTTATCGATCTATGAGAATGAAAATTCTGGTAAATTCAATGTAGGATTCGATAATAACGTATGTGAGGTTAAGAATTTATATTCTCCTATTTATGTTAACGAGAATGAAACAGTATTTTATTCTTCAGGAAAATTCTTAAAAATCGACGAGAATCAAGGAACTATCGAAGAATGTCAAGTTGAAGAGGTTCCTACTGTATTAGCTAATCAAGCTAATATGATAGAAGATAGAGATGTTAAAATAGACGATAACAAAATCTCTCTAAGCATTGGAAACAGTAAGGTAGAAATAGTATACACTAACGAATCTAAGGAAGTTTATTTTGATGGTAAGAAAATCAGAGAAGAAGACGTTCCTGTAGCTGTTAGTATCTCTACTAACACTTTACTTGAAAGTGCAAATAATAGAATCAACAAGGCGGTTTATATAGTAAACAATGCTGATGAGATCGTAGATTTAGATTTTGCTAAGAAAATTAAATCTAAAGTTTACGAAGGTGTTGAAGCTAACATATTTAAGACTGGTTCTAAAATCTATGTTCAAACTGTTAACCCAGCAATGAAATTAAATAAAATCTACGAGGCTAATGCAACTCAAGCTATTAACATCGTTCAAGATTTTATTAAGTATGATATCTCTGAATCTTTAACTGAATTCTTAGAAGGTGAAAAAGCTTTCTTAAGTGTGATGAAGAATGATAAGAATGAAATCATTAAGAATATAGAAATCTTAGAAAATGAATTAAACAAATTAGCTAATGCTAAAGAAGTTAATCCATTACTTACTAGATCATCGGAATTTATTGCACTAGAGGAAGGACTTGAAGAAGAATTAGAAAACCTTAAAGACCGTTGGAACCAAATCAACGTTGAGATTTCAAGATTTGAAAAATCTGCTAAAGAGGTTCCTTCAGTAAATGAAGATCTTGGATATCCTATCGATACAGAAGTAAGAATTAAAAGAAACGGTAACAAAGGAAGAGTAATTGGAGTTGATGGTAATTCTAAGACTTATACTATTTTATTCCAAGAAGGAAAAACTGGTGAATATTTCTTCTCTGATGTTGAGGATTTAAATGATGAAGTTGACAGATACGACATCAAAACTCCAAGCTTAGACATTGAATATACAAACGAGTCTAGCCAAAATTTTGCAGAAGCTCCTGGTACTAAAGGTGGTAAACACAAAGATTCTAGAATAGAAAGTCTTTCTAAAAAATATATGGCTGCAGCTCCGGACAAAAAGACTGGATCTTCTCCTAAATTTATAGACGACCAAAAAGGAACTATGTCAGATACTCCTAAATCTGGAAAAAAAGCTCCTCTAACTGGTAGAGGTATTAAAGCTAAATCTGCTAACATGGCAGATCTTCCAAGCAAGAATAACGGTAAATCTGGTAAAAAATTCATAGACGATCTTTCTAATTTAGATCTTGCTAAAGCACCAAGCGCTTCGGTTAAAGGATCTGCTAAATTCATAGAAGATAACAAAAATATGAAATTAGCAACTCTTAAAGAGAATCAAAAGAATTCTCACATAGAGAAAGCTCCTAATCCTAAAGCTGCAAAGCCTAAAAGATTTATGGAAGACGAAGATGATTTCAATTTTGCTGAACCACAAGGACATAGCAAAAAGAATGGAAAAAGATTCGCAGAAGATGATAAGGTAGCAAACCTTTCATCCGCTCCAGGATCCAAGACAAAAAAAAAGTAAATAAAACCGAAATATTTGAGTCTGTTGACAAATCTCCAGAAGATGGAATTGGCAACAGACTCATTTTTGTTTTAGACGATTTAAAAGATTGCCTAGAAAAAATAAAAGAATTGGAAACTTCTAGCGAGGAACACGGTAAAATAGGTATAGAGACAATTAGAAATTCTAGGAAAAATTTGGATGAATTAAGGATAAATTTAGAACAACAAATAGAAAAACTCCAAAATAATATTCCTACACAAGAATGATCTACGTTAAAAACAAAGAACTAAAAAGAGCTCTTCAAGAAAGCAAGGAGAAAGGCCAATTAACAGACGAAACTGTAAAAATGTTTACTCTTATCGTTAACGGTATGTCTAAGACACATTCCTATAGAGATAATGAGGATCGTGAAGATTGTATATCTTCAGGATTAGAAGATCTAATAAAATATTGGAACAGATACGATCCGGAGAAATCTGATAATCCTTTCGCTTTTATATCTCAGATAGCACATAATGGAATGAAAAAAGGTTGGAAAAAAATTCATCCACCTAAAGCTCCTAAAACTATACCATTTTCAAGAATAGTTAGAGAAGAGAATTCCAATTATAATGTATAATTGTGGATATAAAGAAGTTAAAGCCTAATGGAAAGTGGAAATCTGGAAAATATTTTCCAGTGAACCCAGGAAAGTATATTGGTGATATACACAGCATCATCTATAGAAGTTCTTGGGAAAGGAAATTCTGTCAGTATTGCGATATCAATCCCAATATAGTTAAATGGAGTTCAGAACCCACTTGCATTCCTTATTGGTCACCAATAGACAAAAAAGAGCATAAATACTTCGTAGATTATTATATTCAAGTACAAAAAGGAGATGTGTTAGAGAACTGGCTAATAGAGATAAAACCAGAGGACCAGTACGCACTACACAAAAGACCGCAAGAACCTGTTGGAAACCTAACAGAGAAAAAAATAAGATCTTATAACGAGAAATTAAAAATCTGGATAACCAATAGAGCTAAATTCGAAGCTGCTAGTAGATTTGCAGAATCAAGGGGATATAAATTTGGAGCTATTAACGAAAGCTTTATACTTAGATAATGGAACCCTTCAATAAATCTTTTGATAATTACAAGTTGTCCGTATCAGGATTATCTTCGTTACCAGAGGCATCTTTTATGCACTGGACAAAAAACTACGTAAATCAAAGAGATACATTCAATCCTTTAAATTTTTTACCAGGTAAGGTATATTCTTTCGAGTATAACGATAAACTAGAAAAAGGTAAAAGCTATATTAACAAAAGGCCAGTAATATTCTTTACTGGATATCAAAACTATCAAGACAAGAATTTATTTAACGGTATGGATTTAATTCTTATTCCGCCAATATTTAGAATTGCTTTCTTCACTAGAATACAAAGTGTTTTTCAAGATCAGATTGAAAAAAACATAAAAATGTCAGATAATGGTGAGGCAAGAGGACAAGTTCCACTTAGAACAGAGTACCAAATATTAGATACAATTCTTAAAGGAATACCGTTTAAACATTCATATAGATCATGGGATTTAAAAAAAGTAAGGGATGTTATTGAAATTCCTTTCCAGGATTGGACTAAAATAGTATATCTCGACACTAGGTCAATTGAAGGGACCCAGATAGGTGAGATATATAATAAAAATTCACAAGTTTAATGGCAGGATTTACTGACGATAAAAAATCTTTTTTCAATTCGATTATAGAGAACATCAAGAAGGTAAGTAGCTTTGGTATGGCCTATGAGGATCTTGTTGTTAAAAATTCACAAGCTGTAGGTATAACAGAAGCTCAGTTTTTACAGAAAGGTGGGATTAAAGACGAATCATTTCTTTTTGGTTTAAGAAGAGCTGATACTACTACAAAACAATATATTGCTTATTTCGATAAGGATTATAAGAACAAAAGACACTATCTCCAAGGATTTGCGCAAAACCCGGAGATAGAATTCATTCTAGATACTATATGTGATGAATCTATAGTTTATGATGAAAAGAACTTCTGGGGATATTTCTCTTTTATGAATCATGATGATGTTGATGAAGAGACATACGAGAAGGTGCAAAAGAGATATAAAGAAATATACAATTTATTTGGATTTAATCAGGACATCTCTGCTTGGCATCTTTTTAGAAAATTCTTAGTTGATGGAATAATAGCATTTGAGATTGTATTTGACAAAAAGGGGAAAAACATCGTAGGATTTAAAGAATTGGATCCTGCTTCATTAGTACCTACAGTTGAAGCACAGCCAGATGGAAGTTTCGTTGATATCTGGATGCAATACCCGGATAATCCAACACTAACAAGAAAATTATACGATTCACAGATTATCTATATAAGTTACGCAAAAGGAGGTGGAACATCATCAAGAGTTAGTTACTGTGAGAGAATGATACGTTCTTTTAATCTATTAAGGATTATGGAACACACAAGAATTATATGGAACGTAATGAACTCATCATACAGGATGGCAATGACAGTTCCTATAGGTACTAGATCTCCACAGAAAGCTAAACAAACATTGGGTGAACTTATGTCTATCTACAAAGAAGATATCAGATTAGATACTGACAGTGGAGAATTAACAGTTGATGGTAGACCGAAGATACAATTCTTTAAAAACTATTTAATGCCTTCGTCTCCTAACGGTACACCGGATATACAGCCTTTACCTGGGGGTGGTGATGCTACGGCATTCTCCGATACAACAGTTCTTAAATATTTTGCTAATAAATTAAGAATGGACTCTAAGATACCTGCTACCAGATTCGGTAGAGAAGAATCAGGATCCGAAGGTACTATTACGTTTACAGCAGAAGGTTTAGATCAAGAAGAAATAAGATTCTCAAAATTCATAAACAGATTAAGATCCATATACCAGGACATATTAATGAAACCACTTTGGGTACAATTCTGTTTAGATTTTCCCCACTTGAAGAAAGATTATCTAATTAAATCTGAATTTGGACTTGATTACGTAAAAGAAAACATTTTTAGAGAAGCTAAAGAAATGGAAGTTCTTTTAGCAAGAAAAGATCAGATTATTAAAATATCTGGACTTATGAATTCCGAAGGTAAAAAATACTTCAATATGGATTTCTTAGTTGATAGATGGCTAGGAGTTAAAGGACAGGATCTATTAGACAACAATAAAGCTAAGAAAAAAGCTGCTGAAGAGAAAAAGAAAGCGGAGGAAGAAGCAGGAACTAGCGGAGAAGAAGGTGGATCAACAGAAGCTAGTGGAGACGCTGGAGAATTTAAACTATAAAATATAATGGCAGGATTTTTAGACAACATAGGTAAGGCTAATCCTAACATTTCTAGGATCTTAAAAACTATTAGTGGATTAGGATCTTTTGGAATGGAATATAAGGATATGGTTATCCAGGACTCTATGGCGATAGGTGTATCCGAAGCCAATATGAGAGAAAGATTCGGATTTACAGATAATGACGAGGATTTCATTTATAGTATAGCAGCCCAGGATACAACCAATAGGAAGTATATCGCATATTTCGATAAGGATTATCCATATAAAAGAGATTTTTTAAGAACTTTTGCATTAAATGCTGAAATAGAGTACATCTTAGACACTATCTGTGATGAAGGTATAGTTTATGATGAGAAGAACTTCTTTTGTCATCCTGCGATGATGAATATGGATCTTAAGGAGGACGTAGTAAAGGCTATGAGAAACAATTTCAGAAAACTTTACGTTCTACACAATTTCACTAATGGCATAAGTGCTTGGCAATATTTTAGACAATTACTAGTTGAAGGATTCTTAGCATTTGAGATAATATATTCTAGCGATGGTAAGGACATAGTGGGATTCAAAGAATTGGATGCTGTAAGTTTAACACCTGCGATAGAGAGAAAACCAGACGGAACAAGAGAAACTATCTGGTGGCAATATTATGGTGAAACAACAAGACAAAGAAAACTTTTAGATGCTCAAGTAATTTACATTTCATATTCTAAAGCAAATACAGTATCTAGAGTATCTTATTCTGAAAGATTAATAAGATCATACAACTTATTAAAAATAATGGAGCATTCTAGAATTATCTGGAACGTAATGAATGCTCAGTATAGAATTAAGATGACTGTTCCTATCGGTAGTAAAGCACCACAAAAAGCTAAGGAGACTCTAGGAGAACTTATGTCTGTTTATAAGGAGGATATAAAACTAGATACTAGCTCGGGTGAATTAGCTATAAACGGTAGACCAGATCTCCAATTCTATAAAAACTATTTATTCCCGCAACAAGGGGGCGAATCAGTTAAGGTTGAAACTTTAAATGCACAGGGCCCAAATCTTAATGTTATGGATTCCGTTGTGTATTTCTATAACAAGTTAAGACAGGATTCTAAAATACCTTATAACAGATTCTCTTCTAGGTTTGGTGTTGGATCTAACAACACTTTCAAGGCAGGAGCAGATGGAGCGGAAAGAGACGAAGTTAGATTTGCTAAATTTATAACTAGACTTCGATCAATATTCCAGGAGATCATAGTAAAACCACTTTGGATACAGATGTGTCTTGATTTTCCAGATTTAAAAAACGATTCTGAATTTAGAAGTCAAATCGGTGTTAAATTCGAAAGTGATAACCTTTTTGGAGAATCTAGGGAGATAGAGCAATTGATTAAAAGAATAGATTTTATATCCGGTCTTGCTGAGATTAAAGAAACTATAAACGAAGAAGAAGTTCAGTTCTTTGATCAGGATTTCATGATTGAGAGATGGCTAGATCTACCTTATGAGGACATACAGATGAATAGATTGTATGTTAAAAAGGCTGGTGAACAAGCTGGTGAAACTGGTGCTACTGGTGCAGCTGCTGAAACACCTGCTGAACCTGCTGCTGAAACACCTGCTGAAACACCTGCTGAACCTGCTGCTGATGCAGGAGCTACCGGATAATAAATCACGAAAACTTAAGGGTTTTTTCAAGTATAATATGGGAATCGTTTTTGTTATTTGATAACGATTCCTATATTAGCTAAAACCCTTTTATATGCAGAAAGAACTTGAAATTTTACTTCAGATTGAGAAAGCGTCAGGAAACGGATCTCAAAAAATCAAACAGGATTTAATCAAAGATAATTATTCGAAAGAATTAGAATATCTTTTAAAAGTTGCATTAGATCCCTTCTTAACTACTAAACTTCATAAATTAGAAGTTATAGAGAATCCACCATACATCATAACAGATTCACAGATTTTTGAAAGATTTACAGATCTTACAAAAAGATTGTTTGATGCACCAGCTGCAAACGATAAACTAAGAGAAGAAGCCTTCGAAATTTGTAACTGCTTTCTTCTTTCATTCGATGAAAGAAAAATGCTGGGCAAGGTTCTAACCAAAAGATTAAATATTGGTATAGGTGCAAAATTAATTAACAAAGCACTAGGGAAGGAAGCTATCCCAGATCCGAGTTTAATGTTAGCGCAAGATGACGAATCTGAAATAAACAAATGGGATC